TCTGGTGGCGGGCCTGATCTATCACCTGCTTGTTTTAATAAGCCACCACCTGCTTTGTTTTTTCGTTTTTGATAATCAAAGAAAGGTCCTGTCTTGGTTCTAAAATTAGATTTTGTAATAGCATCATAAAAATCTAACTGACTTGGTTCTTCAAAAACTTGTTGATTGTATGGAAAATTTTTTCTCTCTCTAGCAATTTTTGCATTCAACGTATCTACAATTCTATCTTTTTTATCAAAGAAATCTTCATCAAGTGTTTCTTTAATTAATTTATCTAATCGTGTGGTTGTATCTTTTGGTGTCTTTTTTATACCTTCATCTATCAAGGACAACACACCTTTTCTAACTGATCCTGTTTTGTAACCTGCACGTCCACCTTTTGCTAAATTAGCAACACCACCAAAATCTGCTATCTGTTGTGTTTTAAGTTCATCTGGTATTTGACCTATTGCTTTCGTATCTCTATCAGCTTTTAATTCTAATTGTTTTAATTGTGCAGGGCTATAGAAACCTGTGCCAAATAAATCTTTAAGTGGTCCTAAAATCTTTCTATCGTAGTCCATTCTATTTTGCATTTTTTGAGCATCAAACACTTCTTGTTTAGTTGCAAAAGCTTGTTGTTCTGGAGAACCAAATTTCATAACATCATATATGTTTTTACCATAAGTAGGGTCTGATCTTTCTAACGCTTGCATAAGTTCTCTTAGTGCTTTGTTTTTATCTGCTGTAGAAAACATAGGAGTTGTTGCAGAAGAGTAAGGATCTTGTAAACTTGACATGTCTTCTTGATTAACTCTTAAATAGTTTTCATATTTTTGTTTTAAGTCCTCATCTTTTTTAAGAGCATCTACAAAGTCAGCAGCTAAACCTTTTGTATCTGAACCTAATATCATCGTGTTTAAATCTGTTTCTTTTTCTAAACGCTCTCTTGCATCCTTTGGCATCGCATATTTAATTAAAGATTTAGATAATGCTTCTTTGTATGTATCTCCTCCATCCAACATATTGTTGGCCATAAACGCTCCATCAATAACAACTTCACCTGCAATTCCATAAGGACCTAACAAACCCATTAATGTTGATCCTGTACCAACTCTAGTAACCGCTCTTATTTTTTGTGCTGTCTTTTTAGCTTGTGCTTCGTTCATGTTTCCTGATTGAAGTTGTTTTGACTCTGATACCAAACCATCCATAGCTTCTTCTAATGTACAAACTCCAGCCTCACCTCCACTACTCTTTGGACAAAACTTCATAAGCTTTTTAAATAACGGAGATCCTTTTTTTACATTTACAGCTTCTTTTAAAACAGGTTGAGATCCTATGGTAGGAAATGTTTTAGCATAACCTGCTTTAATACCCTCTTCTCTTATGTTTAAATTTAATCCAGAAAGTTCAGCTAATCTTTTTTTAGATATAACAGAAGCGTATGGATCTTTACCTAATGTAAATGTTGGAAGTATGTCTCTTACGGCTTTTGTTTTATATTTAGAATCTAATCGATCATACCATCCACTTCTCCACTGTTGCCAATCATTTATTAATTGTCTTGGTGTAAAAGTTTTTCCTTTAAAATCTACCGTTCCATTTTTTAAAGCTGTCTGTAAAGCAGTTTCATATCTGCTATATTCTCCAATCATACTAGCATGAGCACCTTGGTTAAAGGTTTTATCCATAAAATTTATAAACTGTGTTGAAGAAAAAGTTTGATTTTTGTATCCAGAACTTAAACCTGTTATTTCATTTAAATCTATATTTGTAATATCTATTCCTGCTTTTTTTAAAGCAGCTCTCGAGTCATCAATAAAACCTTGGTAACTTTTTGTAAAATACCCTTCACCAATGGCATCTTTAATTGTGTTATGTTTTAATTTTTTATAGGCGTCATTATATTCTGTTGGAATACCAGCTCTCCCTGTTTCTAAACCTTTAAATATTTTTTTTGCTGAAACTTTATTTGCTTTTATATTATGATTAAAATCTCTAAAATTAACTCCAGACATTGCTTGAGAAACTCTTAACATCACATTTGCTCTTTCAGAGTTTGTTAGGTTTTCTACCTCACCTAAAGCTTTTACAAGTCCTTTATAATCTCCTTTGTTAAATAAAGATTTAATTTTTTTGTTACCTAAAACAAAATTTATATTTTCAATTGTTTTAGGATCAATAGAAGGTGAGTCTATATACGTCCTAACTTTTTTTGCTAAAGCAGCATTATCTTTTACATAATTAACTTTTTGAACTGATTTTTTACCATCACCTAAATCTATTAAGGTATCAAATTGTTTGGGTTCTAAAGTATCAAATAAAAATTTTTTAAGAAATAAATTTTTTCTACCTTTTGATGCATCTTTTTCTCCTATAGTTTTCATTATAGCATTATTAATAAAATTACTTTCTGACTTAGTAACAGGACCGTACTGCCTTTTTTCGTAAATAGGAAAACCATATTTTTTAGAAAACTCTTTTGTGGTAATATATCCTTTTGGTGGTTTTTCTCTTTTTTGTTCATTAAAATATGAATCTAATAAATCTGATTTTTTACCACCTAATTCATTCCAATCTTTTTTATAGAATCTAGAGTTAGGATTATTTTTATGAGTTTTGTTGTACCATTTTTTTTGATCTGCATTTAAACCTAAAACTCTTTTACCTTTATAAGTTTCATAAATTCTTTCACCTTTTTCAACTTGTTGTTTTCTTTCCTCTGGTGAATAGTCACTAGCATACCCAGGTCTAGATCCATCAGCACTTGGTTGCACCAACATACCACCACCTGCCATTGGATTACGTTTCATAAAATCATCGTAAGCTTCTTTTTCCAAAGCTCTTTCTGGTCTATCTATTTTATCTGCTGTTGTAACTTCTCCTTCGTCGAAGAGATCCATCAACTCTATGATTTTTTGTTGTAAGTCTTCCATTACTCACCTAACATTCTAGCAAGACCACCCGATGCAAAGTCATCTACGTCTGTGTAATAATCATCGGCTTCACCTTGCCTTTGCACGACGTACTCCGATTGACCTTCGGGTGTCTCATAGTATTTAACTTTATCTTTTCTTTTTTTACTTTGAACAATCTCTTTTAGCGTGGGTTTTTTACCTGTCGCATATTGTTTTAGTATAGATACATCAGATTCCAGATCTTCTATAGCTCTTCCAGACATACCCTCTATTTCTAAATCATAATCATCAGGACCCTGTGCTCTACCGACTATACCTGACTCTTCGGTTTGAAACTCTCCTACCGGTCTTGGGTCTCCTTCATCCGGTGGCGGTTTTTTATATCTAAGATCTACTTTTTCGCCGAACATGGTTGTGGGACTTTCGTACTCTACTACAACAGCACCTTCATCAAGATCCTGTGTCACTGTCACGTAGTTGTCCTCATCAATCTGTTTTGCATGAACAATTTGACGTTCTTTGGTTGCAAATCTTTTTGTAACATCATCACCTTCAAGAATTACTTTGTTAACTAACTGATCGAACCATTCTGGTTTACCGGGAACATCATCTGTTTTAATAATTGGCACTTTGGTTACTGTCTTACCAATCTTAAATGGTTTTAAAATTTTACCAACGATAGGAATAGCCATTGCGCCACCCAATAATTTTAGGAACGTTCGTCTTGTCATTCCTGATCCTTCTTTCAAACCAAGACGCATGATACCACCATCTGCATTTGGTTTACGAATCATGTCTTCTGTAACTTCTAAGTCTCTTAGTTTTTTCATCTCGTCAGCTCTTTTTATCATCTCAAGTTTACCCGCATAGTCTCGACCACTGCCCAGTCTAATCAGTTCTCCAACTAAACCCTCTGTGCCATCACTGCCTCTGATAAAATCTTCTATCTCAGCATCATCCATGTGTGGTAAAAATTTTTGTAAGTACATTTTTAAACCTTCTTTGTCTCTCTTTCTGTACATGTCGACAACTTCTAACAGACCCACATACATTTCAGGATCTCTTGTTTTCATTTCTTCAAACTTTTCTTTACCAAATACTCTTTGTAAGAATCTTTTACCTGTACCAACTTTTAAACCAACACGACCACCTGTTGCAAACTGCATGTCTTCTTCGGTTATCTCTGGATTAGTTATAGAATCTTTTGTAACATCATATAAATTTTTTAACTGCATTGCTCTTCTAAAATCCATTCCTGCAATTGTAGGATTGTATAAGTATGCACCTGTTCTAAGTATGCCTCTTGTTAATGGGTTATTAAAACGACTTTGTTTTACTTTATCAATTACAGTTGGATTTGTTATTGCATTTATTTCTTTTGGTGTATAACCTTGTCGAACTAACATCTGTACCATATCTTGATCAGCACTTGCTCTATCATCTGGTCCTTCTGGTGGTCCACTTCCTAATGTAACACTACCACTCGGTGAAATGTCTACGCTTCTTTGTTCTGATGGTGACTTGTCAAATTGTGATGCATCTGCCCCACCTTTTAAACCAATACGTCCGCCGTATGCTTTCTTTTCAGGATCATCATCTTTTTTCTTTTTCTTTTTTCTTAAATTTTCTGCAGCTCGTTTATTTCCTGCTTCTATTGCAGCTTTAATTTCATCTTCTACTTTTTGTAATTTATCTGCACCCTCTGGATCTGTTTTTCTTACAAAATCTATAAAACCCTCTGGAGCGTCTTCAACATTCATGACAGGTGCTGCGATATCTTCATCACCACCTCTGCTTCCTGGTGGTGGTAGATCATCAACTGCTTTACCACCCATAATCTTAGATCCTTTTGGTATTTCTTTTCCTTCAAGGTCAAATACTTTTGCTGACTCTACGTTTCTGATTCCTGTATTTTGTATCTCTCTTATTCGAGCATTTTCAATCTGTTGTAAAAATAATTTTAATTCTTTTTCACTAGTAATGGCTCTTGGGTCAATGCCGTTACGCATTAATAGTTCAGCCATAATATTTTCAGCTAATGTAACTTTCTGTGGATCTTTTAATGTGATCATAATGCCGTCATCAGAACGACCGGCTATCTGTTTGGCTACAAAGTTTCTGATAAATTTATTTATCATTAATAATAATTCCTTTTAGTTTTCTCGACTTTTTCGTCGATATAATCTTCAGGGTGTTGTATTAACCCACCTTGTCTGAATCGCATGATGGCTTGTGTGGTTGAGTCCACTAAATCATCATGGTCGCCGTAGGGAAATGCTGCGCA